AAATGTTTTACCATTACCAGATAGACCAGATATGTACACGGGGTAGAACATTTGTGATTTGATAATCTTACCAATATCACTGAATGAACCCCAGGGAACAAATGTTGGATCAATTTGAGCAATGGTTTTTTCATCGTTTACAATTGACTGCATTGATAGTTTAGCTTCTTCTTTTGAAAAAGTCTCTCGCATTGGTATAATCATTGCACTTAGATCGTAAGTACCAGTTGCTACTCGGTTCTCAGAATCTAACAGTGCACTCCAATCTGATCGCTTATATCCTAACGACTGACCAACTTCAACGATAACTTTCTTCTTGAACTTGGTAGTATCAGGATATAGCTTTGCCAACTCTTTGACAATGTTTTGTGTGGAAATATTCAATTGACTCATAATAAAAGGTTCCTGATTAATTTATGGTACTATTATAACATGCTAAGCACATATTGTACACATGTTTCTTATAATATTTTGTTATATGCTTATAACTTTTTATGCTACTGCCTTTCCGAACTTGGTCATCAGCACTTTGTTTGTTTTCTTGCTTTGTGAGTACTTCTTGAAAGCTGTACCGATAGCTTTATTGGTAGCATCATTATCAACTTCAAAGTCATCCTCTGATGTGTCAAGATTTTTACCACCTTTCACCATGTAGTACTCGTCGTAACCAAATATGTTTTGAATATTAACACATTTGTTTTTTCTATATTCTTTGTTGTAAATTTTTCTAGCTTTTTCTGAGTTCATTTCAGTTACGCCAGGCTCCCACGAAACAGCATTTAGTCTGTACTTCCATTCGCTATTATCGTCTGCCATAAAGAATCCGATATTAGTGGTATTGTGCTTTTTCTTTAAAGCGCCAAGAACAGCCTTTGTGATATTCTTTGGTCGATTATCTTGTGACTCTGCCCATACGCCACCAACATTGATTTTGATCTCACGGTTAGTTTGAGTCAATTCAGATTTAGCATCAAAGTGTCCATGACATTGGATTCTATTAGCATCGCCATCAGTAAATGTTACGAAGTTTAGTTTCTGTACAGCATAGCGCGATTTGAATCTCTTTAAAACAGTGTCACACACCATAAGTGCTTGAATTAATGGAGTAGAACCCCAGTCTTCTGCTCTGCCCTTTGGAGTGTCGTCCCAGTATTGTGATTTAGTTCTAGCATATAACCACTGCAGTGCAGCTTCGAAGTCTGCCTTCTTTTGCCCTGAGTGAATCAACTGAGTAACACAAACACCATCTAAATCTACGTGGCCAGCTGGCACGTGTAGTGGATTATCTCTGTGCCATATCGCATCAAAGTTTTCATTGGTTGAAGTGAATCCATATACTTCGAATGGAATAGATACTGCTTTACAGAATAGAACAGTGTGAATTACCTGGTCCATAACGTACTTCATAGAAGATGACATCGAGCCAGAATAATCGATCAACATAACCATTCCGTGATCTTTAGCGTCAGCCAATTTAGTTTGCTTTAGGAAAATGTCATCGTTAGTTTTGTACGACCAAAGTTTGTTTACGTCAATAGCACCAGTCTTAGCTGTGGTAGCTCTTGAATACTGATATGCTGCTTTACGCATCTCAAACTCTCGTACCATAACCTGTACAGACTTTTTAGTATCTTTAATGTACTTCTTGAATCCCCACTTTGGATTGTTCCATTTTTCCATCATGTCCATATAGTACTTGCTTTCGCTTACAGTTTTTGCACGTTGGTCCATCAACTCGTTAAAATCGATTATAGCGTGTTTTGCAAGAGTTTTATCAAAGTTTGCAATAACTAGTGGTTGTTTACCACTTTCATCAGTATCAACAAGTTCGCCTTCTTTACTTCGGAACATCTCGTCTGTAATAGAAGTATCTTCATCGTACTCTGGAGTAGGTGATGCTTCGTTAGTAGACTCTGAATCATTTTCTTCTGATGACTCTTCGTCACCTGCTGAACTTTCTGCTTCTTCCTCTTCACCATCTTCTGCATCTTTATCTGATACCTTAGGTGATTCGCCAAATAATTCTTCTAGCTCTTCGTCAGTAGCTTCTACTTCTGCATTTGTTTCTTCTTGTGTAGTCTCTTCCTGAGCTGCTTCTTGCTCTGGAGTATCTAATAGCTCTGGCTCATTTTCTTTGGTATAAGCAAGAATATCACGTACCAGTTCTACTACTTCTTCGAATGTATCGGTTGTGATAGCACGATCAAAGTATACTTTTTCTTCCTTAGTGAATGGAACATCTAGTAATGGACCAATCTTGGCTTTTAGATTGATTTTATCGATTAGTTTGATTTCGTTCCAATCATATTGTGAGATATCGCCAAAGAAGCCTTTATCGAATAACTTCTTGTAACCACGCGAGAAACAACCAACTAGGCCTGGGTAACGACTCTGGATTTTTCTTTCAATACGAGCATCTTCGATAACGTTGATGTATGAACGAGGACAACCTTCTAGCTTCTCTGTGCTATCGTGCCAACCTTCGTATGGAGTTTCAAGTGCATGACCAACTTCGTGGCCAACTAGAAGATCATATTCGTCTTTGCTCATATCCTTCCACAGTGGAAGACCAAGAGTTCTGTTCTTGATATCGAACCAAGCAGTCTGATAGTTACCATGTTGAATACTGATATTCTCTTTAGCCAGTAGCTTGGGTAACATTGAATTTTGATACTGAATCATAACTTCTCCTTTAATATGGTACTATTATAACACAAAGAAGCATGCTGGTACATATGTTTCTTATACCATTTTTGAATATATGTATAACTAAAAGTTATAAGGCTTGAAGCTAGCTGGGACCGTATGCATGTTTATTCGCTACCTTTTCGTATCTACGCAAAATGACACGGCCATCTGGATCACGAGTTACTACGAAAGTTTCTCCAACGCTAAGCTGCATATCCTTAATACACAGCTCATCGTCAAATTCAATCCCGTCTTCAGTAATAAAAAAATCGTAGTCTTTGAATTTCATCGTTAGTATGTAGGTCCGTCTTTATACTTAATCCAGCCAGCGCCGATGTATTTAGCTTCCTTTAATGGAGGATTTCCACGATGAACATGTGTAAATCCAGAAGGAAATATTATTAACCGGCCGGCTTTTGGTTTAATTCTCCTTCCATAGTGGAGAAACTCTGTTTCTCCGCCATCTTCGATATCATTTAAGTATAGCAACCACGATAGGCAACGGGCACCAGTGGAGCCTCCGTTATTTTCGCAATGCCATACGTGATATCCTTGACCTGGTCGTGTTACTTGTAAGTTAGCACCTTCATGAACTATTAATGCTTCACCCTCTAAGCCAGGTCGACCAAAGAAGCCAGTACTATACATGCTAAGGTAAGCTTCGACACTAAGTGTTATTTGCTCCATTATATGGGTCATCGTTTCACTGGAAAGATTTCCCAACAATACGTTTTCGAAGTAATTAAGTGAATGATCATCTTTATCGCCGCTATACGCGCCTTCTTTATCTTGGCGGTTGATGACTACACCTAGTTCTCCACATTTTTCAAATTCTTCTATTGCGTTTTTAGCGAATTTTGGATCTATAGCATCATCTACAACTGCAATAAAATCTGGTATTTCTGTCGACATTTTTTTGTTTCCTTTTGTTAAGCAATCTTTGAAAAGTTCTTCGACTTAAAGAACTCAATCTTAGATCTAAATTTATTTTCTAGAATATCTCCTTTATGAGATATAATAAAGACATTAGTTCCACCTTCAAGTGTTTGTAAAATCTTTGTTAGATTATCTATACCGTCATTGTCCAAACTACTATCAAACGTTTCATCAAGAATCAATAGATTAGTAGCAGCGGAGTTCTTCATTTTAGCAACCTGACGCCAGGTGAATAGTAACGCTAAATCGATACGTTGCTTTTCACCCTCAGAGAATGATGCATAATTAAATGAATCTCTATGGCGCGATCTGATTGTTTCATTAAAGCTTTCATCTAAATGGAAAGCAACAAAGAAGTCTAGAATCTGTAGATAGTTATTGATTAACCTATTCATAACCGGAAGATATTGTTTGATCACCTTCGTTTTGATACCAGTATCCTTCAGCATCTCGCCAATAACTTCATTATAGGTTCGTTCTTCTACATATTCTAGCTTCTTCTCAGTAATGGCTTGTTTGGATTGTCGATATGTTGACAGCTCCGTTTTAGCTTTACTAGTGTCTCCAGTTTGAGATGTTAACTGATTAATGTCCTTTTGAACTTTGTCAATCTCTTGCTGTAACAAAGAGATCTTCTCGTTATTGGAATTAATCTTCTGTTGCCGTTGTCTCAGTTGGTTCAGATTGTTAGATATCTGTTGACCCTCTTTCTCAGTGGTTGTCACCTCCCGTGATAAATTTAGAAGAGTTTGTTGGACATCGGCTGCAGATGTTTTGATGCTAGATAATTTATCAGACTTTATCGTTGCATCGATTTCTTGGTCGCATGTAGGACAATTGTCGTTATCCTCGTAGAACCTAGCTTCTTTGACAAGAGACTTTATGTTATCATTCAACCCTTTCTCAGCAGACCGAACTTCAGTCATACGTTCCATAAAGGTTTTGTGATTCTTTTCCTCTTGGCCAATAAGCGTCGTTAGATTCTTACCAAGGCCTTGGGATTCCTTAAATGTCTCATCTATTGATTGCTTATATGCTTCAATAGATTCTCTCTTACCTTCAATCTGTTCTTTATTAAGAGATTCTAAACTCTTGATGTACTTGCTTTGTGATTCCATACGAGTATTTAGAATATCAATATTGTGATTGATATCCGTTAGTTCGTCTTTAATCTTAGAGTTACGTTCTTTTAGTAG